TGAACAATTGGCCAAAGCTGCAAGAATGCACGCCGAAGGTGAGCTTGAAAGAGCAAAAACAAACATTATGGTGTATATGAACCAATCAGTAGGTATTGGTGAACACGCAGATATTGTTGAAGCAATTCAACAAGAACTTGACACTATGGCCGCAGCCAGTGATCGTATTGAAATGATTGAAAAATATTTTAGTTAATTGTTGACAAAAGATCTAAATAGTGTTACTATAAACAATAGACATCCTCGTCTATAACTCGGAGAATTAAATGACAGAAGAAGTAAAAGTCAGTCAAGTTGTACGTGAAAGACTTAAAAAAAATAACGTGCGTTTTTTTGCAAATGATAATATTAGTGAACACATAAGCGAGTGGGAACTTGAAGAGATCAAGAACGAACTTGCTTATAAGTTTGAAGATGTTTTACAAACATTAATTATCGATACTGAGAACGATCCTAACAGTATTGACACTGGTAGACGTATGGCAAAAATGTATGTCAACGAAATTATGTCTGGTCGATATGATCCAATGCCAGCACCTAATGCTTTTCCTAATTATGTAAATGAAGGTGAAGGTTATGAAGGTATGTTGGTTGTGCGAAGTGAGCTTACAAGTTTGTGTTCACATCATCACCAAACTGTTAAAGGTGTAGCATACATTGGTATTATTGCTGGTCCTAAGTTACTAGGGTTGAGTAAATACACACGTATTGCACAGTGGTGTGCTATGCGTGGAACACTACAAGAAGAACTAAATGTAATGATTGCTGATGAAATTCAGAAACATACAGGCAGTGAAAATGTTGGTGTTTATGTACAAGCCACACACGGTTGTTGTGAAAATAGAGGCATCAAAGCACACAGTAGTTTAACACAAACTACAGTGTTACGTGGTGCGTTTAAAAATGATCCAGCAACTAAAAAAGAGTTTATCGATAATGTTAAACTACAACAGCAATTTGCACAGGGGTCATAATGTCAGAACCAGTAGATGTAAGTAAAAAACACTTTTACATAAGTTTAGTAAAAAGTGCTGTGCGTATAGCAGGATGTGCTGTATGCTTGTATACCGGTAGTGTTGTTTGGTTAGCAAGTGGTTTTCTTGTTGCTGAACTACTTGGCATTGCAGAGGAATTGTAATGCAGTTACGTTATAGCGAAGCTTTTTATTCAGTTCAAGGCGAAGGTAAATTTGTAGGAGTACCTAGTGTATTCCTACGCACCTTCGGTTGTAACTTTCGCTGTATGAATTTTGGTGTTAACAAAAGCGTTGGCAATCGTTGGGAACAACACAAGCGTGGTGAACGTTACAATGCAGAAGTAAAACAACTTCTTGCAGACAAAGTACACGAAACTACAAAAGAGTTTAATGATTTGCCTATTGTACACACAGGTTGTGATACATATGCAAGTATCTATCCAGAGTTCAAGCATTTCAATATGCTTAAAAGCGTAGACGAAGTTGTAGAACATTTGCTTAGTCTTTTGCCAGAAGGTAAATGGACTATGGATAATGGTCAGGATGTACACTTAATACTTACTGGCGGCGAACCTTTGTTGGCGTGGCAACGATTGTACGTAGAATTATTTGAACATCCACGTATGAAGGATTTGAAGAATGTCACAATTGAAACCAACACTACACAAAATTTACACAATGACTTCTACAACTATCTCAGCGGTCACGAAAGAATTCAGCTCACTTTTAGCTGCTCTCCAAAACTATCCGTATCGGGCGAGTCTTGGGATGATGCTATTAAGCCTGATGTTGCTCGTCAGTATTCCGGTGTTGATGGTGCTAATATGTATTTTAAGTTTGTTGTTGCTGATCAAGACGATGTTGATGAAGTTGCTAGAGCAGTTGATTCATATCGCGAAGCGGGCGTGGACGTCCCTGTATATCTTATGCCGCTTGGGGGTAGGTCGGAAGAATACACTCTCAACGTACAAGAGGTGGCGGACCTCTGTATGGAACGAGGGTGGAGGTTCTCGCCTAGACTCCACATCAGCTTATTCGGAAATGCCTGGGGAACTTAAAAAAAATATTGACAGTGTTCCTAACGGTATTAGAAGCGATGAGGAATACGAAAAAATAAGGAAATTGATATGAAAGATCCAAAAGTAACCGAAATGGTAAAAGACCTTAACACAATGGTTAAAGAAATAAACAAACTTAATGTAAAATTATATAAACAAGGCGTGTCTTACAGAATGGAAGAATCATATGATGAAGATTTAGGCGCTAAACAAGTAACAGTTAATTATCTTAAACAGACAGTGGAGTACTAATGAAACAATGGCTTAAAAAAGTAACTGGCATTGAAGCAGAAGAAAAACGTCTTAAAGATGAGGCGGCTGCTTTAGAAGCTAAAGAAATGGAACAATTGAAAGTTCGAGATCCTAAAGCATATGCTACAAAAAAGAAAGAACCTTGGGTAAATGTACTTGATGTAAAGGTTAATCAGGATAATGTACGAAATGGGTTTTTTGAGTTAGATTGGAACAAATACTTTATAGAACAACTTATTGGTGCAGGCTATGGCGAAAAAGGCGATCCTGAAGAACAGATTGTTGACAGATGGTTCAAGGATATTGTATACAATATGTTTATTGAAGAAGGTATGGACACAGATAGAGGTGCAGGTTATATTAATGTTGTGCCTATCGATCAAGGAAAAAGTGAAGTTTCGTAATGCGTGACGATCTAATGGTTCAACAGCAAGTTGAAAACGTATGGCAACATATGGTAGGAGTTATTTGTTTAAATTGTACAAATAGAAAACAAGTAAAACGTGTATTACCTCCATTATTTGCAACTGCGCCAACTCCTGTTCATTTCTTAAACACACCGGAAAAAACAATTAAAACTATAATCGAAAGTCTCGGTATGGTAAACGTAAGATATAAGCGTTTGAAAAGAATGAGTAAAGAGTTCTTGACTTGGGACGGAAATGATGCTACAATGTTATATGGAATTGGGAAATACGGCAGTGACAGCTACAGATTATTTTACAAAAACGAAGTACCTGACAATGTTGGTGACCACGAATTGAAACGATATGTAGAAGAAGAGTTTTATGACTTACATACTAATTGATACAGCAAATACTTTCTTTAGAGCTAGACACGTGGTACGTGGTGATATTGATACTAAAGTAGGTATGGCAATGCACATTACACTTAACAGTATTAAGAAAGCGTGGCAGGACTTTAATGGTTCGCACGTTGTTTTTTGTTTAGAAGGACGTAGTTGGCGTAAAGATTATTATGAGCCTTACAAGCGTAATCGCAAAGAACATCGTGATGCTATGAGCCCACGTGAGGCAGAAGAAGATAAAATCTTTTGGGAAATATTTGACGAGTTCAAAGAGTTTGTTACAGATAAAACTAATTGCACAGTTTTACATAATCCTGTGTTAGAAGCAGATGATCTTATAGCAGGTTGGGTGCAAGCACATCCAAATGATGAACACGTAATTGTTAGCACAGATGGCGACTTTGCACAACTTATTGCACCCAATGTGCGCCAATATAACGGTGTACAAAATGTTACAATTACACACGAAGGTTACTTTGATGACAAAGGCAAACCTGTAATAGACAAGAAAACTAAGGAGCCTAAGGCTGCTCCAGAACCTGCTTTTATGTTGTTTGAGAAATGTATGCGTGGAGACACTAGTGATAATGTGTTCTCTGCTTATCCAGGTGTACGTAAAAAAGGTACTAAGAACAAAGTCGGCTTACTAGAAGCATTTGCAGATAAAGAAACTAAAGGCTTTAACTGGAATAATATGATGTTACAACGTTGGGTAGACCACGAAGGTGTAGAGCATCGTGTACTAGATGATTACACAAGAAATGTAACATTATGCGATTTGACTGCACAACCTGATGATATAAAACAAGAAATAAATAAAACTATCCAATCAGCAGACAGTAAAAATGTAAGCCAAGTTGGTATGAGACTTATGAAGTTTTGTGCTAAGTGGGATTTACAGCGTATTGCAGATAATGCGGCACAATATGCAGAACCATTACAAGCGAGGTATTATATATGACGGTTAAAGCAAAACCTATTTTAGATGGTAAATTTTGGATTGTTGAAGATGCAGGTGTACGTGTTGGTACTCTAGCAAAAGATGAAGAAGGCTTTGTAGTTAGTGCAAAAGGCAAAATTGATTTTTATAAAAGTGAAAATGCACTAAAAAGAAAATTAGGTAAAGATCTTTTCGTTGCTAAGATTCCTACAGAAGATAACACAGATAAAGAAGTACACGGTTATCCAACACGATCACTGCCTTTTAACAGTATGTATGATTTGCAAAGTAAATTGCCTTTGTTTACCAAAAGTAGAAAAAGTAAAAGTTTATATTGTGCTGGATATTATCTAGTAAGATTTAACATTAATTGGCTTAAAAGTTATTGTCCAAAATTAATTACTTTACAAAGAAATGAATATATGGGTCCATTTAAAACAGAAATAGAAATGAAAGCAGCCTTAAGTAATGTCAATAGAGCCTCTAAACACCAGTAGTATACAACAATTTATACAACAAGTAAAATCTGCAGAATCGAGTAGAGCAAGAGAGTTACGTATAGATATTAATCAAGCAAAAAATCTTGCATTTACATTAGGAATAGTAATGGCAAGATTAAATGGTGATTTAGAAAAATTTGTAAAAGAAAATGCAGGCGGAGATATAAGCGATATTGAAGTAGTTATTGGTGCAGATTCAGATTGGAAATGAGTAAAACTATAGTTTAAAAAGGATAAATATATGCGTATATAACTAGGAGGCGCATATGAGCAGACCCAAGCCAAATGTATTATTAGAGTTTACAAATAGTGTTACATACAAATGTGAGCAGGTTTTAGAAGCAGATGCAATATGGGCTGTCTTTTATAAAAATAAACCTTTTAATTTAAAAAGCAGTAATTCTTTAACTAACTATCCTGGCCCAAAATATAAAAAAACAAGTTTTTCAAATCCAGGTCACGCATTTAATCTATCAAAAAAATTAAATGAAATGTTCAAAACAGATGAATTTACAGTAGTAAAACTAGTCGAAGGTGAACAAATTGATTAATGTCTAATAAAATTACATACACTAAAATTTTTCTAAAAGAATTAGGAAAAACATACAACGATATCTCAGTACAAGAACACTTACATATTTGGTGGTATAATACTAGAAACAAAGATGTTGGAGGGTTACGTTTAACAGATGAAGGATATGAAGCAATCCAAGAAATGGGACTGACAACATATGATATTCCATATCCACGAGAAATGCCTTTAACAACACAAATTATAATATTTTTAGATAAGTTTATTGATTGTCCATATTATTTAACAAATAGAAGCATAACGGTTACAAATGAAAAGAAAGCAGTTGAATTAACACTGTTTAGTGGTGATTTAAGAAAATATGGCTTAACAAAAGCAATGAAAAGACAAAATGAGAATTGATTTACACGGATCACATATACACGAAGGTTGGCGTAAATTTAAAAAATCCGTTGATCAAGCATATTATTCCGGACATAGACAATGTATTGTAATTACTGGTCAAGGTGCTATGATGCGAGAATTTCCTACCTGGGCAAATAACCATCCATTTGTAAGAGAGTGCAAACAACAAAAATATAATCCAGGAAGTTTTTTAATAAAATTAAAGAAAAAAGGTTGACCTTTATGTAAAGATGTCTTATATTATATGTATAGGGCAACAAAGCAAAGAGGGCTTTCAAATGTTTACATACTGTGAAGATACTATTTCAGACTTACACAAGGAAGTGTATGGTGTCCGTCCACGTGAAGCTTTTTACGCAGACTGGAATAACTGCACTCCTGCTGAAAAGCAGAAAACTTGGGACGAGTACTGCAAAACTCTTGAACAGCAAATGGCTGAGGAGAAAATCCGCGAAGCAGCTTGTGTTGCACGATTTGAAGATCGTGTCCAAGATGTAATTAAACTTGGTGCTGGCGATCGTGAAACAGCACTTCGTTGGATTGCACAACAGGAAACTTTTTATCATATTCAAGATGTTGAGCATTTTGTTTGGGAGCAAGGTATCTTGTTCACAGATTATGGTAAGGCTCTTGTAGAAGAGCTTGCCGCCAATGTCGAATATAAAGATATATAAAAAGGTTGACAACGCAACTATTAAATGTTAATGTAACGTATAAGCACTGATACAAACAATAAGGAAATACAAAATGGATACAATGACAAGACAAGTTAGTCCGAACCGAGCTAAGAAAAGCATTTATCGGGCATTTCAAAAGAAGAGACCTGTGTTTTTATGGGGTCCTCCAGGTATTGGTAAGTCTGATATTATCAAGCAGATTACTGATAGTATGAAAAACAGCCATCTAATTGATATTAGACTATCGCTGTGGGAACCAACAGACATCAAAGGTATTCCGTACTTTGATGCTAACCAAGGTAAAATGGTGTGGGGCGCACCTAGCGAATTGCCAGACGAAGAATTCGCAAAAGCATATGATAACATTGTTGTATTCTTTGACGAAATGAACTCAGCACCTCCAGCTGTACAAGCGGCGGCATATCAGCTGATTCTAAATCGTCGAGTAGGACAATACAAATTACCAGACAACGTTATTATCGTTGCGGCTGGTAACCGCGAAGCAGACAAAGGTGTTACGTATCGTATGCCTGCTCCGCTTGCAAATCGCTTTATACACTTAGAACTTGCTGTTAATTTTGACGACTGGTTTGAGTGGGCAGTTGACAACACGCAACACAAAGACGTTGTTGGCTATTTGCAATTTGCTAAACAGGATCTTTATGATTTTGATCCTAAATCGCCAAGTCGTTCTTTTGCAACACCACGTAGTTGGTCGTTTGTTTCTGAACTACTAGACGAAGATGATTCAGATGAATCTTCTACTACAGACCTTGTTGCTGGTGCAGTAGGTGAAGGTTTAGCTGTAAAATTTATGGCTCATCGCAAGATTGCGGGAAGTATGCCTAATCCAAGTGATATTTTGGATGGCAAGGTAAAAGAGATAAAAACACAGGAAGTCAGTGCAATGTATTCCTTAACTGTGTCTCTTTGCTACGAGCTTAAAGAAGCAAGCGATGCAAACGACAAGAAGTTTGATAACAAAGTTAACAACTTTTTAAGGTTTGCAATGGATAATTTCGAGACTGAATTAGTTGTAATGGGTATAAAACTTGCTCTTACACAATACAATCTTCCAATTGATCCAGATGAAGTTGCTTGCTTTGATGAGTTTCACTCGCGTTACGGCAAGTATATCAAGGCTGCTCAAAACGCTTGAGCCAATAACTAGTGGGCAGTATTCGTACTGTCCACTATTCTATTTAAAGGTTGACAATCATATTAAATAATGTTATAACTATTACAGCACTGATAAAAAGAGGATGATTATGTTAGATTTTATGCCGCAATATGTAGCTATGAAAATGTCTACAGAAAAAACCGCAAGCAAGTTAAAAAATTGGGAACCAGATCCTAATATTACACCCGAAGCATTAGAAGAAATGCAAAAGGTTGTACTAGATAGAATTATTACTGCAAGAGTTGGGTTGCTATTAAGGCATCCTTTTTTCGGTAATATGGCAACACGTTTACGAATTGTTGCGGCTGACGATACTATTCCTACTGCGGCAGTAGATGGTAAAAACTTATACTTCAATACACAATTTTTTAACGCAATGGATAACAAAGAAATAGAATTTGTTATTGCACACGAAATTTTACATATGGTATTTGATCATCTTACAAGACGTGAAGATCGAAATCCTTATCTTTACAATGTTGCTTGTGATTACATTGTTAACAATATTCTAGTTAGAGATAGAATTGGTATGAAGCCAAAGTTAGTAGAATGCTTCCAAGACTTCAAATACTTGGATTGGACAAGTGAAGAAGTATATGACCAATTGTACCAAGATGCAGAAAAAATTGATATTGAACAATTAGGTGAAATGTTAGATGAGCATTTTGAGTGGGGCGAAGGACCAGCAAGTAACGGTGAAGGCAACGATGATGGTAAAGGTAAAGGCAAGGGGCAAACATTATCTGAAAGCGAAAAGCAAAAAATTAAAGACGAAATAAAAGAAGCAGTAATGGCAGCCGCACAGGCAGCAGGTGCTGGTAATACTCCAGCTGAAATTACACGTATGATTAAAGAACTTACTGAGCCTAAAATGAACTGGCGTCAGTTACTTCGTCAGCAGATTCAAAGCACAATTAAAAGTGATTACACTTTTGTAAGACCAAATCGTAAAGGTTGGCAAAGTGGTGCAATACTTCCAGGTATGAACTTTGAAGAAACTATTGATCTTTGTATTAGTATTGATATGTCAGGTAGTATCGGTGATAAGCAAGCTAAAGACTTTTTAAGTGAAGTTAAAGGTATTATGGACGAATACAAAGATTACAAAATCACAGTATGGTGTTTTGATACTAAAGTATATAATGAAGATACATTTACATCAGATGACGGCAACGATATTAGTGACTACCAAGTTATCGGTGGCG